CCGCCGCCCGCCGCCGCCGGGGCGGCCGCGGGCGCCGCCGCCCGAGGGGGTATCCCCCCTACCCCCGGTCGGTATCAAACCTGCTAGTGTGGGGAATATCACAAAATGAGGGGGTGGGGGGTCGCTTCACTCTCGCTACCCGGGCGGCCCGTGCCGCCTGGGCTTCACGCTGCGTTTTGACCTTGTGGCATGAGACACAGAGGGCTTGAAGGTTGCTGAGTTCGTCGTATCCGGGGCCGCGGGTGTTGTCGATATGGTCTACCTCGGCGGCTGGGCTGCCACATTGTTGGCATGTGTAGCCGTCTCGGGTGAGGATTTTCTTGCGGATACGGGTTTTCACGTGGGTAGGATTGCCGTTTCGCCACGCTGCCATGTGGTTTATCCCTCCCTGAAGGTCAGAAAGTAGGAGGAGTGGAGCGGCAATCCCCTGCCCCACGAGCTATCCGGGGTGAGGAGCCATCAAAACGCCCCGGGGCGACGCGAGCCCTAAACCCTCCACTGGTTTTTCTGCAGGCTGCGTCGTCGCGTCGATTATATCATCTGCTGTGACAGCAGGCAAAGGCATATTTTTCAGGCGGTCCAACACCTCACCAAGCCGATAGCATGCGATGCGATCAGCGCTTAAGCGAGTGTCAATGTGTCCACGCTCGGCCCACTTGCGCAGCAGCGCACGGCTAACCACATGCCCTTCGGCATGGGCAGCGTGGATGATAGTTCGCCACGTCAGCCACGGCTCACCGACGTCACACACCATGGGTTGCCCAGCGCGGAGGAATTCCTGGAGCCTGGATTCTTGGTGGCGGAGTTCGGCGTGGATGTCGGGGGCGAAGTCTAGACCTGCGATGAGTCCAGCGTTGAAGTCCATGAAGCGCAGGAGTTGGTGGGCGTCGCAGGTGAGGATGCGTTCGGGTTGGATGTAGTCGGCGACGTCTCGGGCAACCTCGAAGAGCCTAAGGGTGAGGTCGATATCTAAGGCGGTGGCGGCCCCGCCTGGTGTAGTGGGGTGGGCCCCGGGTTTCCTACCCCCCTGGGGGTTTGTTATACGGGTGGGGGTGGGGTACTTGGCGGCTTCCAGTTCTACCCAGAGGCCCTGTAGGTCCCGTAGCGTGGCACGTAGGCCTGCCTCGGTGGTGGTAGTGGTGGCGCCCATGGTTTCCTCCCGTTCCCCAGCTGGTATGCGTGGGCTAATGGTAAAGCTGAGGCTTGGCCACTAGAGGTATTCACCGCACCCTGGGAGGCGAAGGGCGGGGGTGTGGTTACTTTGTGGGGCGTGAGGCGTGCCATCGTTTGATTTCGGCAGCGTCCCATAGGCGGGTGCGCTCTAGCTGGAATACGGGCTGTGGGGCTTGGCCACGGGCAACATAGCTAGCGAAGGTGGCCTTAGCGACGCCGATGTGCTGGGTGATAGCCGTGACGGTCCAGTATTCTATTCCGTCATCGGTGATGGCTGTTCGGTGCGGGATGTCTTTGGCAAGGGTGGTATATGTCATGTGGGGTGCGTTTTGATAGTGAGTGGGGGTTTCCACTTGAAACCCCCCCTTAGCCGAGGCTGGTGGGGTTGCTGGTTAGCGGCGCCAGCGGCCAGTACAGGTGATGTACCCGAGGATTACAGCGGCAATAACGAGTAGCGTAGCAGTGGCAATGCTTACACTTTTGTTATATAACGCAGTGATTATCGCCGCGGTAAATGCGGTTACCGATACGATGTACATGGGTCGCGCTTTCATGGGCTTTCCTCCTTCCTGGGGATTCACGTGGTAGGGTGGTGGGGTCTCCCCCGGGTGAGCTAAGTTGCTGTTAGCTCACCCGGGGGTTACCGTTGGCGCTTACCGCGACGGTAGCGTTTCCGCTTCCGATGCTTGCCTCCGGGTTTCCTGCCTTGCAAGTAGGTCAGGATGCCGGTGGCTACGGCAATCGCCGAGAGAGCCAGGCTAACCTTGTCGGTCATCTGGGGTCACCTCCCCTCCACTATTGAGTTTTCTGTAAACCGTTTGGCTTACACTCTTTATTATACAGCGTGGCGCTGTATCTTTCAAGTGGGGGTATAGGTTTTTAAGGCAATTTAAATGTGTTCTTTACCACATTGATTCGCCGGGGGTTCGTTCAACCATGAGCATCAGCCGGCACGCACCCACCCACCATTTCGCCACAGCATCCGGGTCCTCTACCAGGCAACCACTTCCGCTGTAGCTCATCAGGAGCACCTTGCGCTGCCTGTCGAGATCGAAAAACCAAAAGTCGCCTATCATGTCGCCCCAGACATTCTGCGGGATAAGATTCAGTCGCACCCCGTAGAGAGAACTGATATCCGAGTTCCCACATGTCAGAGGATCCTCATATTCGCTCGAATGCTGGATCAGATAGAGTGATTCGCCAGATAAGAATGTTGGTAATTCTTCCTCCAGGGCGAGTGCTAAATCTGCTGCTTTTGCGTAGCGGACGCAATCAATTGTTAGGTCTAATACTGCGACTCCCCGCCATGATGGAGTAATTCTCTCTAGCAGTAAAACGGGAGTGCCAGAAGATATTTCAATGCATGGCTGCCCCACCAAACACCCCCTAAACTCGATCGGTACTACACCAAGAGCCAACCCACGGTACGGCTCTAACTCTGCAGGCATGGGCGGGTAAAGATCATACAAGCTCATGGTGGCTCCTTGGTATCACCTAGTTGGTTCTATTTTATGGCGGGGATTATTTTTCTTGGTCGGCGTAGATCACGCCGGGGTGGTGTTTGTTGTGCCACATGAGTCGGGCGCCGCAGGTGACGTCGAGGATCATTCGGCGTCCTCGTTTTCTCTGGTGTAGCCGGCGCGCTGGCGCCAGGCCTGCTTGGCGGGGGTGTCATCGTCGTCGGGGTCGGTTGCCCATTCTCGGTAGTCCTCGAAGGTGATGCCTTCGTCAGATATGCACCGCCATTCACCCACGTAGTTCCATACTTCAGGGAAGGCCATGTCGCAAGCTAAGCAGCTTTTCAGTTCATAAAGGCCATCGCAGTTTACATATTTTTCCCAGCAGTATTCCTCACCAGGGTTGATTACCGCCCCGCACGCATAGCACTCGTGTGGTTTCCTAGCGCGCCGAGTTTTTTCGTCTAACAGCGTACACATTATTGTTTTTCCTTATAGATTCGTAGGAACACGCCGGTGATAGCTGGCCCGTTGCTGTCGGCTTCGGCGTAGCGTTTACGGGCGTGCCATGTGGTGATTCGGGAGTCGTTTTTGAGCACACCGGCCCCTTCTAGGGCGTCCCCTAGCGCCCGGCATAGTTTGTCGAGGTCGTATGAGGATTTGGACGTGGGGAGCATGCTACGGACGCTTTTAGGGCGGGGTAGGCAGAAAACCGCTTGCACCAGTACCGCTTCATCAATGGGTTCTCGCAATTGGCGGCTGCGGTAAGTGGCGAGTTGGAGTTGCGCGGATTGCCGCCACACCCGGGTGCCGGGGTTGTCTTCGATGACACGCCCACCACCCACGTAGCGTTTAGACCCTTGGGGTTTGGGGTCACCAGCAATGTGGGCGATGAACACAGGCTCGGGCTGGGCACCCAAATACTGACCAAACAAACTTTCGATTTCGGTGTCGGTAGCGTCTGGTAAAAGCTGGTCGCGGATGGCGTCGAAGAATGGGTCGCGGCTCATGACGCAGCTCCTACCGTCAACAGCTCGCCTGAGCGCTCTTCTGCCGGGCTTGGATCATGGTTTGGGTATCGGTTGTGGGCGCCCCGGGTTTCGGGCTTCTGCGGGGCTTCTGGGGCGGTTTCTTGGGCAGTTTGACGCCCCAGGATGCCGTCCAGCTTCTCGCGTAAGTGTGCGGGCATGCCCCGGCCGGTAGGGTGGGGCTGGGTCTCCGCTTTCGGTTTCGGCAGCTCGCCAGTATGGTCACAGTGCGCCACCACCGTTTTGCCCGCGGCGCTCTTGACTTCTACGAAGCCTCGTTCATCGCACAAGGGGCAAACGTGGATAGCTGCTAGATGCGCCTGCTTTTCCGCTACGGCACGCTGCTCAAACCACTGCCGGGACCGCATGCAGTTACGGCACGGCGGCACCTCCTCCCGCGGCAGATAAGCATGTTTCCGGCACCGCGGATCGTCAGGGCTCGACCATTCCGCAGGAGTGCCGATCACCTGGTACGCCCGGACGGCAGCAACCACGGCCTGATCCTTCGCGGTCATGGTTTTCTCACTGGTGGGGTTAAGACAGGCAGGCACCCGCCCATCAGCACAATCCGTGTCGGACACCTGGGCGGTCTGGTGATCGGCGAGGTCAGGCAGCCCAGCCCACGGATCATCAAGAACCAAGGCAGGCGCGGGCTCGGGATCAACCACCACCGGCCGCGGGGCGCCCACCGGCTTCGGCTCTTGAGACTCCGGGGCGGCAGAGTGGCCGACTGCGGCAGCAGGCGCCACCCCTGCGGGGTCCAACCCATTTTCGATTTGAGAAGAGGGAGAGGGGGCGTCGGGCACGGGGCAAAGCGCAACAGGGGCTGCTACCGAACCACGGGCTTTTCTTTCCCCTTTCTTTTTATAGTTCTCTTTCTCATTCTCTTTCTCGGCAGGTTTTGCTAGCGGCTTGCTAGCTTTTGCTACCTTTTTGCTAGAAACACCCTTTTGAGCTGCGGCTTTAGCAAGCCCACCCTTACGGCCAGCTGCGCGCCGGGCTTCACGCACCGCCTCAATATCGGCGGTGGTTTGCTGATGTTCCGCATAGTCATGGATGAAATAATCGGTGTCGCCCTCGGAAAGCAGGGGGCGTTCGGGATCACTGTCTAGAAGCTCTTCGACGATTTCTGACGTCCACATAGCAAGCGCTAACCGCTTCCTGATTCGCCCATCAGTATGATGCCAGGCCGACCAAGCAATCATCTCGATAAAAGCCAGCTTGGCGCCCGGCGATAACGGAAACACCTTTGGGTTACCGAAAAAATCGAGAGTGATACGGATAAACAGCCGGTCATCCTTGGGGGCAGTGGCAGTTTTCGTTGCCATAATGGGTCTCCTTTAGGTGGTGGCAGCTTGCTAGCTTTTGCTAACAACGGTGATAAATGTTCTATTTGTGATTTTTTCTGTGGGGATATGGGGAATTTCAAGCACGATATGTGTTTAAACATGTATAGGGCAAATATTAAGTAATGCCGCCCCTTATGTCAACACACATTGTGCGCATGATAGGGTTAAATGGTGGATAAAAGTAGCATTTTTGGTCAGAATCTCATCTACTACCGGAAGAGGGCCGGATGGTCATTAGCGGAGCTAGGTCGCCAGCTAGAAGGAGCCGGCCATACAATGCACATGACCAATCTCCGGCGTATCGAATCCGGGGAGCGCATACCGCGAATCTGGGAAGCTACTGCCCTAGCCGAAGTGCTAGGCGTTCCAGTGGAAGCTTTCACTATTGACCCCAGCGCTAGCGAAAGCCTGGCAGGAGTTACGGATAAGCTATCGGAACTTACCGACACCACCGAGAAGTTCATAGCAGCCGCTAACGAAGCCCTAAACGCCAGCGAAGCCCTAAGCCGGGCGATTACCGAAGCCGAGCGCGCCGGGGTGCCACCGAAGCTGCTTTTAGAGGCACGAGAGCAACTTCGGGAGTGTGGCGGAATCATGGCGGATAACCGACTAGCAATCCAATAATTGGAAAGTTTGTTCTACTTATTTTCGGTCGGGGTGATCGACGTGCGCTAGTACTGTGAGGATACCGGCGGCTAGCTGGTAGAGCTGTTCTCGGGTGATGCGGTGGGTATCTCGCCTACTCTCCATCCTCAGGATGATATGGTCAGTGTCGCAGTGGTCAACCATCACGAACCCTTGCAACGCACCGTTTCTTATCACTAAGAGCCCTGCGCCGTATCCTTCTTCGTCGAGCCTGCCGTATCCTACGCTGTCTGTTGGCTGGTAGGTTGGGCTATCTGTCAGGGACTCAATCGTATTGATGATCGTGTTGATGTCTTGGCGGTCCAGGGGCTCCGAGGGGGCGTATTTTTTGAGCCGGCCGATGGCCTCCAGCATCGGCGCTAGGCTATTTGCCGGGGTGTTCATTTTTGTTCCGTTCTCTGGTTTTAAGGTTTTCCGTCTGCAGGAGGATCACTAGCGCCATTCGGGCTAGCTGGTAGAGGTTTTTCTGCGTGATTTTGCAGGCGTCGTACTTACAGTCGTCACTAATGGTGATAGTGATATCGTCGGCTCCTTGATGGCTGATCTCGATAATGTATTTTGATCCTTCTCCGATTCCAGGCAGGTCGGGAAGGAATTCCACCAGCGTCCCACAGTCGTCGGGCTTATCTCGGAATTCAGGCTGGTTTTGCATCTCCCGGTAGTCGGTGTCATCTAGTAGGAGATCGATCCAGCTGGACACCACCCGTAGGTGTTTTTCATCCTTCTCATCCAGGAGGGTTGTTTCCTCCTGGAGATACTTCAGGCTGTCTAGCATTTGCTGGATTGAGGGGTGATCTGTCATTTCGTTGTTCCTTCTTCTTTGTCCCATTTCCAGTGGAATCCGGTGTCGTAATCGTGGTGCTCGCCGCGGTGTCCGCTGCGCCTGGCGCAAATGTGCATTTGCTGCTGCGGGTGGTAGCCGGTGGCTTCTAGGGCGCAGCAGCGGCTAGCTAGCCGGAGACGCTCATGTTTCATCTCCCACCGCAGGTCGTCTTTCCGATCCTCGTAGCCGGGTTTCAACTCTGATCCAACTTTCCTGCGGCGTTCTAGGATCCTAGGGTCGATCTCCATAAGCAGTCCCTATTGGTCTCCGTCGTGTAGGGCTTGGTTGCCGGCCGGGGTGATAGTGCCGTCCTCGGTGATGTATCCGAGGGCTTCCATGGCCCGTACCCCAGCCCGCCCGGTCTTTTTGCCTGCGGCGTGCCTGCGGAGGGACCGTAGCGCTAGGCGAGATTCGTAAGTGGGAGTGTTCGTCGTGGTCATTCCTTTTATGCTCCTTGTTTCGTCACTGTGACGCCTGTGTCGTTGATATCAAATCGCCCATCAAGGAAACGGCTGATGAAGTATTGTTGGCCTTTACCCGTGACTTTCGGCGTTTTATTGACCGTGATATGCCCATCAGCGTGGGTAATAACGGTTTCTTTGATCTCGAAGAGACCTAATTCCATGGCTTTCTGCGTGGGGCTGTTCCAATCAGCACCACGCCGGGAAGTAAGGTATCCGTGAGCTCGTAGCCAGGTGAAGAGCCGGTTCGCACCAATATCAATACAGTTGCCTTTGAGGATCTTCGCTAGATCCCCCACCAGGATCGAGGTAGTTGATGCGCTCACAGCATCAGCAAAAAGCACCTTGGGCGCAGCTTCTTCCACCCGGGTTTCCAACTCCAGACGCTGGGCCCGCTCCTGCTTCAACTGCGTGGCTAGGCGGATAATAAAATCCGGGTCAGACAGCGCTTGGGCTGTCGCCTCCGGGGTGAGATAACCGCCGTGCGACCGAATCGCTGGCAGCACCTCCTCTGTCACCCAATCCTGGAATTTCTCAGCCAAGGCCGCATGAGATTTTAGAATTGCCAGATACAAGCCTGGTTCGCTAATAACAGCGAATTTTTGGCTACCACCAAGGGTATCGAGAATCTCGATACCCTTTTGATGGTCACGCACAAACCTCGTAACCTCACCAGTGGTTCGGTATCCCAAGGCTTTCGCTACATCGGCGGCAACCCACCAAGGGGCACCGCAGCGGGTGACGACTCGCACCTCGATATCGTTGAATGTGAATAGCGTGATTTTGTTATCCATACTATATGGGTTCCTTACTTTGTTATGAGGGGGGAGTTGATCTGAGCTGAGGTTCAACTTCGGGAACCCCTGATATGCTTGCCACGGTACGTACGAGACCATCAAAAGGGCTGGGGTTCGACTCGCAAAACCCCTGATATGCTTGCCACGGGCCCAAATGCAAGGCCTGAACAAGCAATATCGGGGGTTTTCGCTTTAAAAAACGCAGGCTAGCTAGGGGTTTCCCGGGTTTTCGCTTTACGCCGCCGGCGTTTTTTCGGCGTGTAATAGCGGCCAGCCACTACCCCATCGACGGGCATTCTTTGGTCTTCCATGCGCTCCAGATAGCGGCCACACGCCTCAAGCAGCGGGCATTGGCGGCAAAGATACTTTGCCTGCTCGTGGCGGGCCAGCATCATTTCTTCCTTCTCCATATACAAGCGCCCATCCCAAAACGGGAGGGCAACCTGATGGCATGGGGCAGTAAGAATACCGTCGGGAGTAAGCGGCTGCTGTTGCGGGTTAGCGGTTGTGGTCATCTCGGAGGCGCTTTACCACCCGATCATTTGGTTTTTTATCACCACCATTAGCACCATCAGCACCAGTGATTTTCTTCACGCAAACCCCTACCTGACTATCCCCATCCAGGTATTCCATCACCGTGGTCATGAACATCACGGTCACCCTGCGGCAGTCGCGGGCGGCCATGTGGGCGCTGATTGAAACGCCCAGGGCGGTGAGAGAGATAGCAATTGCCACTATCGAGATGACGAGTACGGGATTCATTATGACTCCTTTTCGGTTTGGTTGTTTCGGATGTGGGCTGCCGCATGGATTGCGTAGAGGAACGGGCGATCCAACGACCGGGTTTCTGCGTCTAGCTGGCCGAAGGGCACTAAATCGCTATGGTTTGGGTTGGTGGTGCTGCGCCAAGCAGCCCACGCATCGTGCACGTCTTCCAGCGTCGTGTAGATGCCTTTGGCACGCATCAACACCGCGTAGATCAGGAAAAGCGGTGCCGCCTCGGCTATTGCTTCGAACCCTTCCGGCAGGTTCTCCACGATCAGGGCAGCGTCCTCTTCCAAGTAGTTGAGTTCCGTCATTGGCTACTCCTTAACTTCTGGTTTGGGGTGCCTCGTGGCTGAGGAAGACCACGGGGCACCAGTTCCCGCCCGGCTAGTTAGGCGGGTAGCGCTCATGGCGGGAGTCGAACCCGCGCAAAACCAAAATGGGAAAACTGAAGCCAACAAGCAGTCTGGTTCTACCTCACCGAAGCATGAGCCTGACAGGAGCCCGTTTTAGGCCCCTGGTTAGATGCCCTCCCCGCACGAGGAAAGGGCAATTGGGTGTTTCCACTATCGAGTTCGCTATGCAACACGCCCCACGCTGGGGCCTAGCACCCTCCGGGGGAATCGAACCCCCACACCCTTTGGGGCGGCCTACCAGGCCAGGGCTATCCTTATTTATCCCGCTAGCTGGTCTCAGCGCCGCGGGCCAGCGAGGCGTTCGCCCACATCATCGCCTCCTCCAGCCGCTCTAAGGCCAGGTTTTTCTCCCTGCTGTCATCAAGCATTGCCTCTAGATTCCTGGCGAAATTCTTAAACTGTCGGCCCACAGCGATCCGCAGCGCCCGGGTTTCATCATCCAAAACCCGATAATCAAACCGCCGGTCCAGCTCTTCATATGGGTCGTAGTACGGGTCAGCGCTATACGGGGTAGCAGACATTATTTGTTTCCTTTCTGATTAGAGGTTTTAGGAGCGCTCACGCATGAAACCGCGAGCTTGCTGGAGTGCGATTTCGACTGCCTCGTCCATATCGCCGATGACCGCGGTGCCGTATTCCTGAACTATCTGTAGCGTGGTCATGACCGCATCTAGCTCACCACTGCTGTAGAAATCAATCAGCAACGGGGCTTCTTCGCACCTGGACATTAGGCACCTCCCTCAGCAGCGGCCCGGCAGTCATCACTCACCCGGGCAAGATAACTATCTAAATGGTCACGCTCGATCAGGTACGGGGAGCGCGGCCGGGCGGTTTTCCGGCTGTAGGGGATCTCCCCACTCAGCAGCAGCACCCGCAACGTTTGCCGGTGGATTTTCGTATATGCAGCGGCCTCCGGCAGTGTCAACCACTCCCCCTCCCGGCGCGGGCGGCGGCGTTTAGATGCGGGGGTTTTACAGCGGCTCATGCTTACTGCGCCTTCTCTGCTAGTGGTGCGGTGGGGTAGTTTTTCTCCCCACGCAGGCCTTGTTGGAGTCGGTCTAGGACGTCGTCGATGTTCATTTGGTAGGCTTCCAGGGTTTTCCGCGTGGCCTTGTTGCGGTAAACACCTAGGGTGGCCAGCCACATGGTCAGCGTGCGACGGTCGACCACATACATCGTTTGTTCCCGGCCGCGTTCGGTCACCAGGGGGATCCGCTCGATCTTCGCCCAGCACGTGAGTTTTAGGCGGTCCTGCTGCGTGGGCTGGTGGATGCCCAGGCTGTTACACACTGATGACAGCGTGACCCAGATTCGCCCATCAATCAGGGTTGCATCGACCGTGTTCGGGGTGCCGGGCACTTTCACTTTGAATAAATAATGCATTGGTGTTATACTTTCTCCATCGTTTCTTGTTCCGCCCCGCTGTGAAGCGGGGTTTTTGCTTTTTACTAGGCTTTACGACGAATAGGGGCTACTCAGGCCCCATCCAAAACGAGAATTTTGTCAGGCCGGGCACCCAAATCGGCAAGAGCGTCCAAAACCGTGATAGTGGGTTTCCGGGTGTTCAGGGCGCTTGACCAGGTTTTTCTACTAATTTGTGTTTTTTCTGCTAATGCAGTATTTGAGGCTATTTGATGCATTCTTTTAACTCGATCAACCTCATTTAAATTGAGTAAATACATTCCCTCTTTAGCTTTCTTTGCGTTGATATGTAACCGAATTTACACAATTAGCCGTTAGTGAGCAACGTGCATTACTCATATAAATGCGGCAAATAACTAAATCCCCAGCCCCCAGCACACCCACTGAGTAAAATATTACCCAGAGTGATAGCATATTTGTATGGAGATCAAGCGATGGTTGAGCGAATCAGCACACAGGCGGATAACGGATCAGGAAATCGCGTCGATCCTTGGAGTTACACGTAAAACCGCCAACAAGCGTTTGAATGAAGGGCTGCCATCAGATGATTTGATACGGCTATGCGATGAGCTAGGCATTAATCAAACCTTGGCGCTGGTTGAATTAGGCAGGATCAAGCATGAAGACGTGCTTGAGTATCTGGATTCGGAGGGGCAGCTCCTGGAGACCGCCGATGATGCCGCCCTAGTGCTGGAGCTGGCGCGCCGAATTGTTCCTGAATCTAATATATTGGAGCAGACGGTAAGGCACATCCCCTCCGAAAACAAGCCTGTTGGCATCCGAAGCACCCAGCGCAAACCTGCTGTTGATGTTTTTGATGATGACGCGATTATTGCCCGGATTAATGCGGGCGTGGAGCGAGTAGCCGCGCAGCAGGCGACTCCCCCCATTGAGGAGCATTTCACATAAAAGATTCGAAAGCTGAGGTGTTGGGGTTGCTGGGGTTCAACTCCGAAAACCCCTGATATGCTTGGACCGCAGTCTTATTGCTGAGCTTGATTGCTGGGGTTCAACTCCGAAAACCCCTGATATGCTTGTTACAGCCCTGAAAACAGGGTTTGAGCAGGCAGTATCGGGGGTTTTCAGTTTAGATATACGCGATTATGTCTTGGTTTCCTTGTTTTTGAGATTTATTACACATATTTTTTCGCCAAAATTTATTGCTTCTGGCATGAATTTGTTTCATACTTGATTAAGTTCATTATCAGTTTTTGAGGAGCCATTATGAATGATACTGAACAACGGCTGGAATTTTTATTGCGTCGGTTCGATGTTCGTCTTGTCGAGACGGGGGCGCTTACCCCACGCATGAATGCATGCTGGCATCCCCTGACTCGCACTATCTATACCCGGCATGGGTTGGACCCGATAACCCGGGTATGCGCTGTTGCCCACGAGTTAGGGCATGCGTATCACAATCATGACTGCTCCACACCAGATAATGAACGTGAAGCCGACGAATGGGCCGCTAACCAGCTGCTAGATGATGGCCTGGTAGAAGAAGCCGCGTGGGAATGCGATTCCGAGCCCGTGGCCATGGCCGCCGAGTTAGGTGTTACCGTGCACCTGCTGCGCACCTGGGAGCGACTTTACCGCGTAGGTCGTACCCGGCATGTGAGCGCATGCGGCCTCAGCCTCAGCTGACCCTGACTCTTATCCCAAGCATTGATCTCCACTATTTGCAAAGGAACCCCCTGTGAGTATCACGCAAAGCATTGAAACCCTAGCCGCGAAGGTGGGTGTGAGCTAGCGACCATGGAGCCCATACTTCTTCAGGCTTCGCAGCGTCCGACTGTGAAAGCTGTTGGAACCGAGTTTTATGAAAATATTCGGGTTCCTGAGACCGCTACGTTGTTCGAGGTGGTACCGGAGCCGGATAATCCGTATGATCCTAATGCCATTAGTATCCGGTACGGAGGGCAAACCGTTGGATATATTTCTCGAAGTCGCACGGCAACGTACTTGCCGTTTATTAATCGGATTGCGGCTAGTGGGAAAACGGCCATTGTTCAAGGCAGATATAAGCGTGATGAGTATGGGTTCATTAACCTGCACTTGTATCTTCTTGCTACTGACACGGCGATTCCACCTAACGTGCAGTTAGTACCTAAAGCGTCTTCGTATAGCGTGCCTAACGCTTACCGGGGGGACAAGAAAGGTAAAGTCATTACCCCGCCGAAGCCATCGAAGCCTGCTCCTTCTGCGTACGCCCGACCAGCAGCACTAAGCAAGATCCAACCGGCTAAGGTACCGTCCAGCGCGGCAGCGGTGAAGCCAACTGCTGGTGCGGAAAGCGTTAAGACCGGTAATACAACCAAGGATAATGATGGTATTAATGGCTCTACACTGCGTAATTTAGCAATCATTATTGGTGTTGTTTTATGTGGAATTGCGCTTTGGGGCCAAGGCAATTGGGGACGAACATTGGGGATTGGTGAGAAGGCTATTACCTATCCAACGTCATATAGTAACGTTATTTCGACGCTTTCGCCGGAATACAGTAGTCCGAGTAGTGAGCCTTATGACCCTGATCGGATCATGGGGTGGAGTGATAACCGGGCTCGTTATTTGTGCCACGATCGGATTAAGCAGCAGTTAAAATCGCCGTCTACTGCGAAGTTTGAGGGGCTTTTCGATTTCATTGCGGTGCAGAGCGCTGACCATAAGGATTGGACGATTCACGGGCATGTGGATGCCCAGAATGCTTTCGGCGCAACGTTGCGGACGAATTGGACTTGCACAGTGACCCCTATTGATAAAGATAATGCGATGGTGGAAGCGACGCTAAGCGAGTATTAAATGGACAATGTTGCAGGTGTTAATGCGGCAGTTTACCCTGTTTTTACGGTTTGACCTGTGGTGATTGGTGGACACTAGTGTGGACAATGTTGGGCCGGTAATTGGCCTGTAAATTTTTGTGGCCCTTGCTGATTTGGCGGGGGCCGTTTTCGGGAACAAGGAGCAAAAGGGAACAAAGATGGCGTCGATTCGTAAATACAAGACGGCTAAGGGGTATGCGTGGCGGGTGCAGTACCGGTCGCCTGATGGTCGGGGCCGCACGAAGCAGGGGTTCCGCACTAAGGCGGAGGCGGAGGCTTGGTCGGCTAAGAATGCTACGGATATCCATGCTGGGCAGTGGCGGGCTCCGACGAAAACAGCTATCACGGTAGGTGAATTGGGGGATCGGTGGCTTGCTATGCAGACTCATTTGAAGCCGTCAACTATGCGGACGACCGAGCAGTCGTGGCGGGTGCATGTGCGACCTAGGTGGGGTGGCGTGTCAATCATGGGGGTGAGACCTAGTGATGTACAGGAATGGGTGGCGGGTATTGATCGTGCGGCTGCCACGGTCCGGCACGCCCACGCCTGCCTGGCCCAAGTGCTGGACCTGGCGGTACTGGACGGGCTGTTGAAAGCGAACCCGGCGCGGGGTGTGCGGTTGCCGCGGCGCGCTAAGTCGAAGAAGGTGTATTTGACGGTGGAGCAGGTGCAGTTTTTAGTGGATCAGTGTAGCCGTTACCAGGAGCTTGTGTGGGTGTTGGCGACGACTGGTTTGCGGTGGGGTGAGGCGGTGGCGCTTCGAGTGTGTGATGTGAATGAGGCTAGGGGCCGGCTTAGTATTACTCGTAATGCGGTGACGGTGGGGTATGAGGTGCATGTGGGGCTGCCGAAGAATCATGAGCGGCGGACGGTGGCGGTGCCGCGCAGGGTGATGCAAATGCTGGTGCCGTTGATGGAGGGGAAGGCTAGGGATGCGCTGTTGTGGCCTAGGGAGTCAGATGGCGGGTTTATGCGGGTGCCTGGTTATGATGGGTGGTTTTATGGTGCGGTGCAGCGTGCTATGAGGGCTGATGCGGATTTTCCGTGGGTGACGCCGCATGGGTTGCGGCATGTGGCTGCGGGGTTGATGGTGGCTTCTGGGGCGAGTGTGAAGGTTGTGCAGCGCCAGTTGGGGCATGCGTCGGCGGCGATGACGTTGGATGTTTATGCGGATCTTTTTGACGGCGATTTGGATGAGGTTGCGCGTGCTATGGATGGGGTTTTGCAGGCGTCGTGGGATTGTCGTGGCGCCTAGGGGTGTTGTTGGTATTTTTGCTGGTTGTGGGGTTTTTGGTCGCGGGTTCGAATCCTGCTGGAGGCACATTTGAAACCCCACTGCCAGGCATTTTGCCAAGTTGGTGGGGTTTTACGTGCGCTAGACATGGTGGATGTTATAACGGCACTGAATTCGCAAGAATTCGAATTTTTGTTCGTGACGGTTTTGGTGGTTCCGAGGTCCGCAGAAACGAACTGTTTTTCGATGCCCAACCGGGCCCCGCCACTCGCCGGATCCAGGTCGCCAGTCCCCCACCGCCGCGGCGGCTATTTTCGTTTCTGAAGCTCCGTCAACATCTTCTCAATCCGATCCAACCGCTCCGGCAGGGTTGCCACTGTGCGGGCAATTTCGGGGATCAGCCGAATCTTGTCGGCAACAAAGTCGACAAAGGTTTTACCTTCCGTGGCCTTCCACCCGGTGAACCGTGGTCCCTTGGTGTCCCACTCGGGGCCGACAAGTTGGTCTAAAATCCAGCGAATCATGGTCCGTTCTTCTCCTTGTTCCGGGGTTTCCGGGGTAGGTGTTGGGGTGGGGTTGTTGGGTTGACGGGTGTTACGGAGTTCCTGTGCGTAGCCAAGCACCACGTCATAGGGGAATCCGGGGCCGGGGTCGGTGTGGTTGACTTCGCGCCAGGCCTCGGAGATTTCGGCATGCCCGTGCACGCCGCGGGCGCCGGCACGCAGTCGGTCGGCGTCGATAAATTCCAGGGGAATATCGTAGAGCTGCGACCAGCTAGCAATCTGTTCAGCGGTCCGCCGCAGCTTTGCATCGTCGTCAAGCCAATCCTCACGGCTCATTCGCGCGTAACCGGTGAGGCTGATGTGGAGACAACGGGCATTACCGGTGGGGCCGGCGGCATACGGCATAAAATCATCTGTATTGCACAAAATTAAAATGCCGTCGGCGCCGGCGAGCACGTTATAGCTTGACCCGTTGGCGGGGTTTGTTTGCCACTGGGCCACAGCAATCCCGTCCCGTTCCGGCGGACATTCCACGGTATGGACGCAAATCGACTGGATACTGTCGATCGACCGGTAACCCACGCCCGGCATGTCCGCGGTGAAGTCGGCATCGTAGCGCACCACGATCGGCCCGGACGACTCGGGCTGCGACTGCGGCTGTGGCGCAACTTCGGACACGGGTTTTTGGCCCCAGTAGTGGTGCCAGACGTCATTAACATCGCATTCGATACCGCCGACGGTGACCTGACCAGCCCGCTGAAACAGGACTGCTTCATCAGACAATTCGCCCCATGACCAGGCGATTGTCTGCCACGCCAGGTGTTTTCCGCCGCCCAAGTTGGCGATCACGCCGTCCTCGACCGCCCAGCTAATGACGCGGGAATGGCCATAGATCCCGACTCTTTCGCGCCCCAGGATTTCGCAACAGGCCCGAAAATATTCGACCGCCGTTACGTTCCACTGTTCGAGCGTGATGGCAAAGTCCACGGCGAAAAACACGGGATGGTTGCTGCAGCCGAGCTCGTCAAGTTTTTGTTTGGCGGCGCGAGCATCGGCAAGCCCACCGTCGCGGCCGCGCATAACGTCGGAATCGGCCTCTTTTCCGTATTGCCAGACGAAAGCCACGTCGAGGCCATGAACATGAAAATCATCAATTTCGGCACGCTGGATGGGTTTTCCGCGCATCCAATCCGCACGCGGCGGACTAATATATCTCACCGCGCCGTCGTATCCGGCGTCACGGACGGCGGCAGCCTGGGGAACCCCGGCGCTGTAATCTAGTACGGTTGCCATCGCATTTCCTCCAATTATGCAAAACCCCAGCATATTTGCTATTTTGGGGTGGTAGTTGGGCCCCATAATACTGATTGGTACACCCGAATTGGGGGCTCTGGACAAGCATCTCCCGCAACACCCTGGTGTTGAGTAGCACCCAATCGCGGCAATAATGACGAATTGTCACACCAAATTGCGGCTAGCAAGATAGTCATGTAGCAGCTTTACGACGCTCTAAAGTGCGGAAAATAAGATAAATAATTTATAAATAACCAAATATGTAGCAAAAATGGTACGAATAAATTGCTCAACAAATCTGGGACAATTTTCCCAACCAAATAGTGGAAATGTCAACATTAACTGGGATTTTACCTAAAGAAAAACTTCTACCCCTATGGAGCCTTGTCACTTCCGCCACTTTGTATAGTTATTTGCACAGTAATTTATCCCCTCAATTACCCCTATTTGCGATTTTCTAAATAAGTCTTGCGAATCAAGGTTTTTCCTTTTATCATTGCTTGCAGAGTTGAACCTCAGTAAGTGTCGGCTAGTTTCCGGCGCAGAATGCTCCAGCCGACGGACTTACCTCCGTCGGCTTTCTTTTTACGAAAGGATTCGCCTTGAACTCGGCAAACGTAAACTACCGGGTGGGAATCGACGTTGGGTCTTATTCCCTTGGCATGGCGGCCATCGCCATCGATGATGATGGAAAACCCACGGAAATCCTCAGCGCTATCTCCCTCATCCACGACTCAGGTGTCGACCCGGATAGCGCCAAATCCGCCGCTACTCGACTAGCGACCTCGGGCATAGCCCGGCGAACCCGGCGGCTTTATCGGCGGAAACGCAAGCGTCTTGCCAAGCTCGACAAGTTTATTAGCTCCCAGGGTTGGCCGCTCAAGGAGTTTGAGAAGTACGAGGACCCGTTTTACCCATGGCGGGTGCGGGCCGAGTTGGCCACCACCGCCATCACCGATCAGCAAGAACTGGGCGAAAAGCTGTCCATTGCCCTGCGCCATATCGCCAGGCACCGAGGGTGGCGCAACCCCTACAGCAAGGTCACTGCCCTGTATACCGTGACGGAACCATCAGATGCCTTTTTAGCAATGCAGGAGGAATGCGCGAAGCAGCTGGGGCGAACCATCCCGGAAACCATCACGGTAGGCCAACTGGTAACCGGCATGAATCTGGGCAAGACAAGGCTGCGTGGCGAGAATAGTCTGTTAGCGGCCAGGCCACGACAAAGTGACAATGCCAACGAGATTCATACCATTGCCAAGGTTCAAGGCCTTTCCAACAAGCTGGTAAGGCAGATCATTGACCACGTGTTTGCGGCCGAGTCTCCGAAGGGTTCAGCCGCAGAGCAGGTGGGTAAGGATCCCCTGCAACCCACGAAGAAGCGCGCACTGAAGGCATCGGATGCGTTCCAGCAGTATCGTATTGCGGCATTGATCGGTAATTTGCGGATCCGCGGCGGTAAGGGGAATCGGCGCCTCACCACCGAGGAAACCAGGCTGGTTTTCGATTACCTGCGGAGCTTGCCTGCTAAGCAGGAGCCCACGTGGCAGCTGGTTGCGGAACAGCTCAAGATCGACCGCGGCAACCTGGTGGGTACCGCAATCATGACTGATGATGGTGAGCGCGCCGGGGCTAAACCACCGGTTCACGATACTAACCGGATCATGGAAAACACGAAGATTAAGCCACTTGCCACGTGGTGGAAGTCTGCCGACGCCGATGCCCGGGCAGCCATGGTGAAGGCGTTGTCGAACGCTGAGGTGGATGATTTTGATTCCCAGGCTGGCGCCCAAGTGCAGGAGTTCTTTTTCGGTATTTCTGACGAGGATCAGGAGAAGCTTGATGGGCTTCACCTGCCCATTGGTCGCGCAGCCTATAGCGAGGACACTCTTGATCGCCTCACCAAACGCATGATTGGCGAGGGCATGGATTTATATGAGGCGCGGCAGGCAGAGTTTAAGATTTCGAATGATTGGGCACCGCCGGCACCGGAAATCGGCGAGCGGGTGGGAAATCCTGCGGTTGATCGGGTGCTGAAGGCAACGGCTCGGTGGTTAAACGCGGCGGAACGCCAGTGGGGTGCCCCAAAGTCTGTCAATATTGAGCACGTACGGGCTGCTTTCATGAGTGAATCAAGTGCGCGGGAACTTGACCGGGACAATCAACAGCGTGCAAAGCGGAATGTAAAAGTGGTGGCCGAGATGCAGGAAAAATTAGGCATCGAGGGTCGACCAAGCCGTGCAGATGTCTGGCGGTTTCAATCAATCCAACGGCAGAATGGTAAATGCGCATACTGCGGAGCAGAGATTAGCTTTAAGAATTCTGAAATGGACCACATCATCCCACAAGTGGGTGAAGGTTCCACCAATACCAGGGATAATCTCGTCGCAGTGTGCCGTGAGTGCAACAGTTCAAAGTCTAATATCGCATTTGCGGTGTGGGCAGAAAATACCTCTCGACCTGGTGTCTCTGTTCAAAAAGCGATCGAACGAACTCACCACTGGGTTACGGATTCTGGCCTGCATAAACCTGAATTTGATAAGTTCCGTAAGCAAGTGTGCGATCGGCTACGGCGTAAGGCCACCGACGAGCCGATTGATGCCCGCTCCCTGGAATCCGTGGCGTGGATGGCGAATGAGCTCCGCTCCCGGATTGCGCAAAAGTTCAAGGATGGTGACACAAAGGTTCGGGTGTATAAGGGTGCTTTGACGGCTGAGGCACGAAGGGCCTCGGGTATTTCCGGCAAATTGGAATTCGTCGATGGTAAGGGTAAGTCGCGGTTGGATCGCCGGCATCACGCGGTAGATGCCGCGGTTGTTGCGTTCACGTCGAATTATGTTGCGGAAACGCTAGCACTACGGTCGAATATGAAATTCGACCAGGAGCTGCGCCGCAAAGCGCCCCAATGGCGGGAATTTACTGGCTCGGATCATGTGCATCAGGTTGAGTGGACCAAGTGGAAGTACCGCATGCAGGCCTTAGCAGAACTATTGAATAATGCACTCGTACAAGATCGCATTGTTGTTATGCATAACCTGCGTCTGCGGCTTGGCAATGGTGCGGCACATGAAGACACGATTGGCAAGTTAACCCGGCTCAAGGTGGGTGACGCAATCTCTACTACAGATATTGATCGGGCATCCAGCGAAGCCCTATGGTGCGCGTTGACCCGTGACCCAGATTATGACCCCAAGACTGGCTTGCCGGAAAACCCAAATCGAACGATTCGGATTCATGGAACACATCTTACGGCTTCCGATGAAATCACGGTGTTCCCAGTAGCCGCTGCATCCATTCCCATTCGGGATGGATTCGCCAAGCTGGGAAGTAATTATCATCATGTGCGGTTATTCCGCGTTCCCAGTGGCAAAAAATACAAGTATTGTCTCATGCAGGTGTACACGGT